AGGCCGTTGTCCCTTTAACGGCTAATCGATAAGATTTTGTGGGCTCTAACCCCACAAAGTTTTGGGACAATTGAAATTTATTGTTAGAATGGGTAGAGCCATTTTCGGCACGTATTTGGTCTTCCCACGGCTCGTCACCAAAGCGTGTACTGTCTCCTGCCGATAGGGCTAATCCCGAGAAAAGAAAAGAGGAGGGGGTATAGGTATATCCGGTAGAGCTTAATTGCCAATTAGCCACGCCACTACTGTTAAATGAGTACAGTCTCCATCCCTCTAACGGACCAAAACTTAAATTTTTAATTCCATAATAACAAAATCCATTGGTACCATCGCTTCTACCACGACCTTTTATTTCTAATACATATTGGTCTCTATTTCCGTCAGCGGGAAATTGTACAGGAACGGAGGCTTGAACCCAAGATGTCTCAGCAGTATAGGGAACCACCCAAGGAATTCCCTCGGGGGCGAAATCGTATCGGCCTTGAGTAGTGGTATTAGCACTAAATTGATATCCAAAATTATCGCTTTTGCGAGTAAGAGAAATTTCTAAGTGTCCTTGAGCGTCTGCGCTTCCTCCTTCCCCCGAGACCATAGTCTCTAGAGCTAACATAAATGTAGCATTATTATCGGATTGCCCGTTAGCTGCATTAAGATTAGTGGGGGAATTACTTGTTAAAGAAGGGAACGCGTAATCGTTTCTCACGTAATCCCCCAACGACATAGTATGAGACATAGCGGCACAACCACTAGATGTTATATCATTGGATGAAGTATAAATAACTGCGCCGTCGTCCATTCCGGAAAACTCGTTTCCTTGGAAAAAGTTCGCAGTGCCAGGCAAAATAAACCCTAATCCAGATGCACTCTCTGGGTAAGAAGGGTCGGTTGCCCCTAAAACGGGCATCACCTGATTCCATCCTATAAAATTTCTAAACCCTTGGGTGTAGGAAGCCGATTTATTTAAACGAGGATACCTAAAATTAACAAAAGCAGACTCTTCTAGTCGGGTTGTAAAATTAAAGTTTCCATTAATAAGTTTACTTTGATGGGTAAGAAAATTTGAATTCTTTAAAATCTGGTGTGCGGTGTCACATAGTTCCAAACTAATAATATCAACAAAAGGGTTTTCATAATCGAGGTCCCAAGGTGTAAATGCCTCATCTCGGTAGGACGGGGTAGGAAAATTAAATTCTACATAATACTCTGTATTCTCGTAAAAAGGTTGGTCCATTTCCTGTCCCGCCAATTTAAAATGGAAATCTTGGACATTAAATGAATCCTCTAACATAATAGAATGGCGTGTAGCATCCGTAATGTCGGTTTTAGAAATAAAACGATTCGTGTCGAAGTTATAGTATTCAAAAATAATTCCTTCTCTACCACGTCCAACTCTAAAATCAAAGGTAGAATTTTTAGACCTACCATTAATGTATAAGTGATAATCTCTTCCTAAAACAAAAGGAACTGCTTGTTTCATCGTTATTACTTGCCCACCAGTAGTGTATGTAAGTTTAGTAACGTTCTTGCGTTGTTCCGAAAAGGTTTCCTCCCTCTGTTCTATTGGGTCCACCCAATTTTCTGTATTAGGGGGAATCGCATAAGAAATTTCCCAGTCCGCTGAGGTCGCTAGGTTATAGGAAGCTAAAATATTAGCATCTTGGTCTTGGTAATATCTCCAGGAATTATAGCCAATCCCTGAGAAACAATCAAACATTTCAAAATAGTCCGACGGACGAAGGGGTAATTGTTGATAATTTGTGGCTGAGTACTCGATGGCGCTATACCAAAAACGACTATCTCGTTTGTCGTAGTAATCTTTTGCGCTACCTAGAGTCATGGCTTGAATTTGGTAACTCGAAACCGAGCTGACTCCCGGCTCTAAATAAACCACGTCACCAGCATTTCCATATAACGAGCTTGGGCTCGGCATAAACGTCATAACATCCGCGATGGATTGACGCATGCCGTCTAATACCATATTTTTCTCCGAGAACAGAACCTTCTCTTCTCCGTTCCCATGTTGAATTATTTGTACGTGACCTTTCATTAGCTAGGGTTTCCTCTTTGATTATCCACGAACCCGTAAGTTCCGTTGGTGGAAGAGTAACTTCCTCCCCAATACTCCAAATACTCACTTCGGGAACCCCCTGAAACTAGGTAGGTACTAGAAGAGTTATTTGCTTGACGTGACTGTTTATTGTTATTTAAATCATCAAAATAATCGAACACATCTCTGAAGTCGTTTTTTTCATATCCATCCACGTAGTTATTATAGCGGTTATTTACTAAATTAACATCCATTAATGTTACCCCATTAAAATCTCCTGTATAAGCAGGCTTAGCGATTTCCAAATAGTATACCGACTCCTCATCATGAACCAAGCCTGCGGACGTAAAATAACCATTCAGAGGACCCGCGGTAGAAAAATAACGTGCAGGTGTACGGTGATTATGGGTATTAACCGGGAAGCTAAATGTTTGGCCAGCCGCCACGTCTATTGGAAAATCTGTGGATTGTAGTTGTTCCAAGGAACTCAAGGTCATTGGTTTCCATTGTTGTCCCCGACGGGAGGGGGACAGTTCTTCCCAGAATTTATGGTCCCAATTATACGCCCAAGCACGGGAGAAATCCTCCCATCCGTTTCCGACAAAAGGTTTTTGTTCCACTACTAATCGTGCGCAAATAGTTTCTGGTGCACCCGGTAGACCCTCAACTAGTTGAGCTACCCGAGCGGAAATATTTAAAGTATAATCCTCATTTGGAAACAGCTTATTAGGATTGTGCCCGTTGAAGTCGTTTCCTGTTTGGGTGGGACCAACATAAGAGGTTGTTACTGAACTAACTTCTATGGCATGGTAATTTAGGTTTCCATTATTTATAGGAGTAAGATAGAATTGGTAATTATCTCCCTTTTCGAATCCCGATGAAGTTGTAAAGGAGCTCCTATATGGAACGAACCCATTAACGGCTGTGTCATCCACACTACTTGCTAGCAAGTTTGCGCCATTAGCTGAGAGGTCACTCGCGGTGTCAACCCAAGTCGTGGCAGCTCCGTCCCACCGCTTCTTTTTAGTAAGGTTAAAAAGCCCGTACGCAATATAAGGTGTCCCCGCAGCAAATGAAGAGGAAGCTTGGACCACTATCTCATAAATAGTATCCGGCTCCAAAGCCCTCAAGTTTGCAGGGGTTTTTTTATCTTGAACCTCGACTACCGTTCTCAACATAGGGTTATTTTTTTGTCCTAGCGGCATTGTTCCGACACCTCCTGGTTGCGCACCTCTACCCCGACCAATCAGTTGAATAGTAGGTGTAGCGCTTGAACCAATCTCTTGCAAGCGGGCTGACTTTGCTGGACCATACTGGCTTTGCGCGGGACCTAAAAATTGTGAAATTTGTGGGGTACGAACGTAATCACATAGTTGCCATCCTGCAGCCGCGGATAAAGACATGTTACTTGCCGCAGCATCCAAAGCCTGGAATTTAAAATACCCGTTATAAGAGTAATTAATATTCGCATCTAACGGGAATCTAACCCGTAAGGATTCGAGGGGATTATCTGTAACATTTCTTTGAATGAGGGTTAACCCATTAGCACCCCTTTGGTCCACATTATAAGAAAGATTGTCGGGGGAATTCCATATAGCCATGGCATTTATAGGAGGAGCCACTATTTGTACCCCAGAAAGAAGACTATCATTAGAGTACACAATTCGAGAAGGGTCCTCGAAAGTATCTAAAGGGTTAACAAAGGTGTTGTACCCTCCCCCTTGCAGGATTCCTTGGGATAAGTCTTTTCTTTCCCCTTGCGTATTAAAAATAATATTATTAATTTGGTTAGGTTGGGTGGTGGCGACTGCACTCCAATCTCCATTAACACTTGAGATAGGGGATGTTGCCATAGTATCAAACGCAAGCGCTGACAGGTGATTGGTTAGACGCCCTTTGATGGACAAATCGTTATTAAACAAAATAGGTCCAAATGCGTGGGAAATTATATTGTATCCTCCAGCATATAAATTTTGTTTAACTAACGGTGCTTGGTCTACAGCCATACGTAACTGTCTCCTAAAAACACGATTATACTCCTGGTATAAGGTCATCACTCCTTCGCCAAATTTAAAATTATTAAAAGCTTCGTCGGAAAAGGTGAGCCATCGTCGGTCTTCTTCTGCCCGTCTAAGGAATATTTGGGTCATAGAGCGCAATACTTGAGAACCAAATATATCTCTCATTTGATTCCAGCTAGAAGGACTTGTTACTGTATTAGGCACATTTCTCTGAGGGAAGAAACTTAAACCTGAGTATTGAAAAAATGGAGTAGCCGAAGTATTGTATTGGGAATAAACCGAAGAATAATCCCCAGTTGTTGACACATATTCTTGCGCGGAAAAATTAAATCCTCGAGGAACAAACCCTGAGATGTTTAAACCCCGTTCAGGGTTGAACCCTGAGAAGAAGTCGGTCGCTATAGGTTCATTTAACCCCCGTCTAGTTTGTGCCCAACCTACAAAATCATACTTAAAGTTACGGCGTCTACCCGCGGTACGGTAAGCTTCTCGGTTTTTCTTTAAAGCGCTAGGCGCGTAAACAGTTCCCCCACTCCAAAACATGTTGGGTCCTCCTACGGACCCGGAAGGAACCCACCGCCCTTGGCGCGGGAAATACAAACTAGGAGTCATACCCACTGACGAGAAGTATCCCGTTCCCATAGTTCCCGGGAATGCATCGAAAGCGTAAGAGCTGTTCCATTGGTCGGCATTATCTTGGATAGTATTAATAATCTCTATATCGTACGTTCCACTCCACGCTGTCGAGGGGGCACTTTGGTTATCGGTATTATGGTACCCAAAGTAATTCTCGTTAATACCTGACCCAACAAACATTCTGTTAATAACGTGGAAGGGTGCAAACTGTCTAAAAATATCAGTTATAGCGGTTAGACCTTTCCTTCCCAATTTGGTTTTACTAATATTAAGGTAATCGTCCCATGTTCCATCAATGGAAGAAATATAAAACTTAGAATGGACCTCAGAAGCTTTAGAGTTCCAATAATCAAACACGGACATAGACTCCAGGTCGCCCTCGGCGATAATAGATTGGTAGTTAAAAGGGAGATTAAGCCCTGAGGTCAGAAACTTAAATCCTAAGTTATACCCCCAGCCGGGCTCATCCATACCATCAGCGGTCATACTGTCTCCATTGACCGAGCTACTAATATAACGTCCAAAAGCCTCAGCGGCGGAAGTATCGACTCCTAACCCAAGATTTCCTATAGGACGTGCTAGGATAGCAGAAGTAGCCCTAATGAGAGGGAGGGTGAGGTCCGCATTTTGGTAAAATCGCTGTTCTTCCCAAGGAGGTAACGCTAAGGTGTACCCTCGGTACTGGAACCCAATTTTATGCGGAACTTCGTTGGCGCTAAGCTGTCCCTGCCACACCGGGGTATTAGTTACTCCTCCTCCAGACGAATTATATTGCAAAAAATCAAATTTATAGTCCAAATAATGCAGAATATAATCTACTAAATACCTAACATTATTATCCTGGTTATTCGGGTCAAATCGAGAATTTGTGATAATATTATTGATACCCGATGCATTAAGGGAAGTTCGCCACGCTTTAACTGTATCTTTATATAACTGCGGACTTTTCCCTACTGGGGATGCAGTTTTAATTGTATAGTATAACAGGTTGGGGAAATAGGATTCGTATAATTCCTGTAGGCCCGCTGTCTTATCGTTAGGGTTGTAAATACTGGAAGGTATCAACATATTCACAGCGTTTGCTAATGCTTGGCGCGTGCCTTTGGCTTTATACAAATAAATCGCTTGCTGTAATTGGTCTCTCCATTGAGCGGGGTCATCCCCAAAGAATGTCCATCCTAAGTATCTTCCTAAGTACTGAAGGAACTCCTCTGGGCACTCCTCAATATCCAACAAAAACTGTATATCTCGGACCGTATTTTTTACATCATAAAAACCGTAAGCAAGAGCTTTTAACATCTTACCCATGGGTCCCGCATTTTCCATACGGGATACGTTTAACCCCAGTAAAGATGCATTGACAATATCCCTAAAATATAAAGAGTTAGGGTCATCTTCATTAACCCAGACCTTTACCATAGTGTCCATGGCGCTAACTAGCTGTCCCCCGGACGCCCAATAATTATCACTTAATGTCGAAGAGGGGCTGCTAAAAGGAGCGGGAAGGTAAGTACTGCCCACAGAATCCCATTCTTGCCCACCGCCCTGAACATTCAGACCCATCCATTTAAATAAATCCGATACTCCCGTTTCGGTAGTTAAATTGGTTCCGTAAAAAAGCTTTTCGTTTAACGAACTTACCAAAACAGAACTTGGTGCTATGGAGTCGGCGTCACTAATAAGCCCGCTGGTATTCAGCATATAAGCCCATCCTAATCTAGCTAACAGTTCGTCTTGAACTAAACCTACACTACTCACCTGAGGATTCACGATATTTTTATATCGGTCGGCGAACTCGTCAGTTACTCCGTTCATATGGGTGTTAGGGAGGGCAGACGTTACTACAAACGAACTAAACTCTGAGACATTACGGAAACTCCCAAATTGTTTTCCTAGAGGCGATAAAACATGTTTTTCAAACACACTAGGACTACAATGAGTGAGCCCATTAAATGGCACATAATACGGAACAAAAGATAAATTAGAGCTAAAAGCTGACGCTTCTGTAGTAACAGGCGCATCTATCAAAGAAGAAGTATTAGACGCTGTGCTTAGGATTCGAGCGAGTACTCGATACTGCAAATCTTCTTCTTCGCCAAACAGTCTATACTCGTTATCAGCGTAAAACTCGGGAGTTATCCGCTGAAGAACTTCGATGTAATTGGCTTTGTGGTGCTGTTGATTAGCGCCGGTGTCTGAGTTAGAGGTCATTAGATATATTCTACGGTAAATTCAAAGTTGTTAAGTTGAACAATCTCATTAAAGTTAACATAAATATCTTGGTCGAGATTATTAATATTAAAGAACCTAATCTCAGGGATTGTTAACATAAAATTGACTATATCCGAAAGTGCAATCTTTTGTCCAAAAGCTACGTTATCTACATTGAAATATTCTACAAGTTTATTCGCAGCTTTGGCTTTAATACTGTCACTAAATCTTTCGCTTGAACGGTCGATAAAAATAGTAGACACCATATCCAATGTTCGAACTACTCCATCGGCTATTACAATATCATCAGTTAACATTTTATAAGAATTAAAATAATCCAATAATTCTTTTTTGAATGCCACAGACGCCCGTTCTAACTGATTGCTAGAGGCTTTGGTTAAAACAAATAAATCAATAACATTAGCCGCAGCTCCGTTTTTCCGAAGAACAGCCATAGCTTTCGCGGTTTGTCCCGTAGTGCCTACAAAACTATTGGCTAAAGTATTATAGTCCTCCCCTGTCACGGCTCGGTACTGCGTTCGGAAGAAGTAAGGGGCATATCTCTTTGCGTGTTCGACAGTTTCAGACGCTGTACCGCCGGTTCCTTTGGTAATATTTTTAAGGTTGGCTTCAACTAAGATACCATCAACCGTCAATGTGCCTATTATCGTTTGGTCTACAGTATTTCTCATAATATTCCCGTTAATACCTCCTCCTCGTCGATAGGTCACAATGTATGCCGCGCCTGGGGTAGGGAGCCTCCCGAG